GAGCACCTCCCACTCCTGGGACTCAAGAATCACATCGCGCTCATGAGCACCGGGTTCTGGATCGCTAAGATCTCTGGACCGTGGGTGGACCAGGTATGGTTCGAGGCCCCGTCGCGGATCATCAGGGGAGGAGACGGGACCCGCCTCTCGTCGGTGTGGGACGAGGGGTGGAACTTCTCGGTCCAGTTGGCCCAGATGGGGGTCAAGTGCGCGTACACGCGTGAGATCGCCGCCAACCACATCGGCTTTGAGGCGTGGGGCAACCAGGTGCCCCTAGACACTGCCCACGAGTCTGACTCGGGAGACATGGACTACTCATGGATACTATCGCGGACGCCATCGAACGGCCAGCAGAGACAGAGCAGCCAGAAGTCGAAAATCTTGCAGCCCTGAGAGTCCTCCACGTCGGTTGCGGAGGTAGGAATGGGGCGGCCGTCGACCCGACCCTACACTGGCAGTTCAGGGGTATGCAGGAGGTCCGCCTCGACGTCGACGAGAGGGCGAAGCCCGATATCGTCGCCAGCATTTCCTCGATGCCGCAGATTGAGAGCGGCAGCTTTGACTACGTCTGGGGCGCCCACGTCCTCGAACACTGCTACGAGCATGACGTGAGGGCAGCCCTTGTGGAGTTCTACCGGGTCCTCAGGCCGGGCGGCGTCCTCTGCATGAGGATGCCCGACCTTAGAGCCGCGTGCCAGGCCATCGCCGACGGGAGAGAGGACCAGTTTCTCTACCAGTCGCCGGGGGGACCGGTGAGGGCAATCGACATGATCTACGGAATGGCCAGGTGCGTCGAGTCCCTCGGCCCGCCTATGGCCCACCGCTACGGGTTCACCGACCGGACCCTCAGGCGAATGCTCCTTGAGGCCGGCTTCTCGGACGCCCGCGTGTGGATCGAGATGCTCGACATCTGGGCGGAGGCGAAGAAGTGACCCAGGACCAGCAGATAGAGCAGGAGAGGAGAGATCACCTCCGCATCAGGGACACCGCTCGTCGCCACGGGTTCGCCATCTCGGTCGGCGACGCCAGGATGGTGTGGGAGAGGGTCTCCCTGAAGAGGGGAGGGACTCCGTGGATGCCCCTCCCGGAGGTCGAGTCTGAACTCTTCACCACGATGCTGGAGGCCCTCCACGAGTGGCTCATCGAGAACGACGAGACGGCCCCGACTGCCCTGGCCCCGGTCGGGGCGAGACCGATACTCGTCGACGAGGCCCAGGACGGTCCCTGCGAGATCTGCGCGAGGTGGGCCTCCAGGAAGACGACCCCGAGGGAAGGAGGAGGCAACATCTTCCACTGCGACGAGTGCGGGGAGGCGATCCCGAACATGCAGGATATGAGCGGGCGCGGGATACAGGGAATCGTCCCCCACCACTTCCACCTCAGGCTCATAAACGCGACCGTGCCCGGTCGCCAGGGCATCCACCAGGAACTCTGCCCAGACTGCTTCATGAGGCACCGGGCCGAGGTCTACCCGGGCCGACCCCTCAACGGAGAGATCGTGGTCCAGAGTCAGCCGGTGCCCGAGAGGGCGAGGACCGAGGCCAAGGTGGAGGTGAGTCCATGAGGACTGAGGAGTCCGATGGCCGGACCTATTAGAGACGAGGGACTCCTCCTGAGAGACCCCGTGCTGTGGCGGAGTACTCACCAGTTCGATGGTGGGAAGTACGACTCCCGCAACTACGGGAGCGTGATCCTCATCGATGGGAAGGAGGTCGCCCACCTCCTGAGGTGCTGTCACTGCGGCCGGCACTTCCTAAACGTCAAGATGCCGGGGAGGGAGCGCGGCTGGTGCCTCAACTGCAATGCTCCGGTCTGTCCGAACCACAACTGCGACGCCTGCGTCCCATTCGAGCAGTGGCTGGAGAATGTAGAGCGCGGGATGCCTCCCGGTCACAGACCAATCACGGCAGCCGTCAGGGGAGAGGTCCCGGTGAGTGGGCAGATCGGCACGAGCCACTTGAGTAAGGAGTGATCCAATGTCGCTTGCGGATATCTACAATCTGGCGCAGGACACCACACCGGGAGGCTTCTTCAGCCGCGTGGAGGCTCAGCTGGTGGCGAGCGCGATCAGCATCGCCAACGAGGTGACCGCTGACCAGCAGACTATCAGCATGGGGGCGGTCACGGCTGGGACGTTCACTCTCAACTTCCTCGGGCAGACGACGGCCGCGATCCAGTGGAACACGAGCGCCAGCGCTCTCCAGGCGGCCCTCAACGCCCTGACGACCATCACCTCGGGAGGAGTCGAATGCACCGGAGGCCCACTGCCGAGCACGCCGATCGTCGTCAACTTCGTCGGCAGCAACCTCAACGGCGGGCAACCGGTGATGGGGCACACCGACACTCTGACCGGTGGCTCGGCGTCCATTGCCCACACGACGACCGGGGTATGGGTGGTAAATCACACGAAGCGGGTGACCCTCGCCAAGCAGGTTGTCAACAGCTCACTCAGCTACACTCAGAATATGATTCTCGGGGTGGCGGCCAACTCCCAGGTCCAGACCGACTACACCTCGACCCATCAGTCGAGCTCTGTCACGGATACTGACATCCTCAACGCCATCTCTGCCATGTGGAACGCCTACTCCTAATGAGCCAAGAACAGGTACAGCCCGTCTACATCTACGCCCCGGTGTCCTTCGAGAAGTGGGACCACCGGAGTCCCGACACCACCGGCATCGGAGGGTCGGAAACGAGCGTCGTTGAGATGGGATGGAGACTCGCCAGGCGAGGCTTCCGGGTGAAGTGCTACGCCGACATTCCCGACGACTGCCCGAGAGAGTTCAGGGGAACGACATGGCACAGGACCGAGGAGGCAGACTTCTCTGAGCCGGGAACGTGGATCGTCTACCGGAATCCGGCGGTGGCCGATAAGTTCGAGCCGGGGCCGGGCCGACAGTTCTGGCTCGTCTGCCAGGATGTTGACTACTGGAGGGACTGCGACAGGTTCACCGAGACCAGGATCGCCAAGTTCGACCGCATCCTTGCCCTCTGCAGGGAGCACGCGACTTACTTGGTCAACAAGTATCCCAGTATGAACTCCAAGGTCTACGTCAGTTCCAACGGAGTCAAGCTGGAGGCAGTCAGGCAGCTTGATGGAGCGGACATCAGGCGCAACCCTAGGAGGATACTCTACGCTTCGTCTCCTGACCGCGGTCTCATCAGCCTGCTCAGGATCTTCAAGCGAGCGCGCGAGTTCGAGAGGTGGCCGACGGATTCAAGTCGGGCGATGCCGGAACTGGAGCTGAGGGTAGCCTACGGCTTCCAGAACATCGACAAGATCATTGAGAAGATGGGGAAGGATAGCGGCTGGGCCAGGGATAAGGCGAGGTGTGAGAAACTGCTCAACCAGCCGGGAGTGACCTTCCTCGGGAGATTGAGCCAGCCTGATCTCATGCGGGAGTGGTTCGCGGCCGGTCTCATGGTCTATCCAACAACTTTCACCGAGACCAACTGCATCGCGGTCCAGGAGTGTCAGGCGTGTGGGTGCATCCCAGTCTGCTCTCCAGTGTGGGCGCTTGGCGAGAAGCTGCGGGGAGGAGTCCACATTGAGGGCGACCCCGAGAACCCGATGGTGAGGGCGAGGTTCGTCAACGTCATCCTGAGGATGGCTGCGAACGCCGAGGCCCAGGAGGCTATGCGGACCCTGATGAGGCAGCGGGCGAGGATCGACTTCGGCTGGGAGAGGGTGGCGGACCAGTGGGAGGCCGCTATCAGGGGCTACGATAATCGCTGCTACGTCAGCCAGTTCGGCTTCCAGCTGAGGCACGCGACCGGTTCGGTACTTAACCTCGGCTGCAATACCGACCCGGCGAAGTTTGGCGAGTGCGGAGCCATCAACGTCGATGCCTACACGGTTGATCCTCATACCGGTGGGGCGATTCCGGCCCACGTCGTCGCAGACATCAGGAGACCGATACCCGACCTCGGAGTCTACGACTCAGTCATCCTGGGTGACGTTCTGGAGCACATGACCGATGAGGACGCCGTGGCGACTCTCTCGTGCGCCAGAAGCTACATCAACGGACACGGCAAGGTGCTAGTGACCGTTCCTGAGGATCACCGCCCGCCTGGGATGCAGCATATGGCTCCGGACCAGATCTATCCCACCGGGGAGTCGGCGTATCACGAGCGACCGATCACGAGGGAGACGGTCCTCGGGTGGCTCTCGGCAGCCGGAATGCACGAGATCAGGCACGAGGAGATCGACTACGGATTCTGTACTGGCCACGGAGTGATAGCATGCTAGAGCCAATCAGACTTGCCGACTGCATCCAGATAGCCACCAACGCAACTCCGAAGCTGCCACAGGCACTGTGGGGGTTCTACTCGGCACTCGCGGCTGCTGGCTTCTCGAAGTCGGATGCTCTCGACCTGACGCGGACGTTCCTTCAGTCGTTCATGGCGGTGCCCTCGCCGGCCGACGTGACGAAGTCCTAGGCCTAGGAGATATCTAGTGGCCCTCACAGATCAATATGCCCTGGCAAACGACGCCGCCTTCCAGCAGAGAGTGAGGGTGGCAGTCATGACCGCTGCCGTCAACGTGATGACGGAGGAGCCGGGATCTCATCCAGTGGTGAACGACAAGCGGGCGGTCTACGCTACCAAGGTGGTCAGCGACGGCTGCTCCTCGGAGCTGGTCCCATACTGCTATGCAGTCGTGACGAACGCCGTCATCGTCTCGGGCAGCAGTGATAGTGACATCCAGTTTCAGGTGAACGCGGTGTTCAATGCGATGGCGGGCGTGACCGGGCAGGACCTACTGAGCTGAGGCATGATCTGAGGCATGATCTTCCGCAACAAACCAATTGGGACGGTCTCGTACCTCGGCGGGCTGCCGTGCCTGCTGGAGTCGTTCTGCTGGTCGTGGGGGCAGATGCTCCTCCACTCGACGGAGGTCCTCTGCGACTCGGATACATACATCCACACCGACAGGGCGACGTTCTCCGACCACGGCCCGGCGAGGAACAGCCTAGTCAACAGGATGCAGGGGAACTGGCTCCTCCAGCTGGACACCGACCACTCCTTTGAACCGGACCTCCTCGTGAGGATGTTGGACCGGATGGAGGTCAACAAGATCGACGTGATGCTCGGTATGTACCAGTTCAAGAGGCCGCCCTACTCCCCAGTCCTCTTCCACAGGGACGGCGACACGAAGTTCGTCGCGGCCATCGCCGGGTGGGGAGCGAAGGACGGTGGCTCTAAGCCAGATATCGTCCAGGTGTCGTCCTCGGGAGGAGGTTGTCACCTCGTCAGGCGGGAGGTCTACGACCGAATCGAGCGGGAACTGAGGCAGAGGCCCTATGATCGAGTCGAGGGACTGAGCGAGGACCACTCCTTCTTCTGGAGGTGCAAGGAGCTCAAGATTCCGATCTACTGCGACATGAGAATCGAATGCAACCACCTTGAGATCAGGCCCATCACCATCGAGGACTTCGACCCAACCGGCATGTCGGTGTCCGAGGGAATTCCCGTGGCCGGGATGAGGGACTAACCTCTATGGCAAATCCCATCCAGGCGTATATCAATACGTTCAATGGCACAGGAGGCCAGAACGAGTCGAATGTTCTAACCTTCTCATTTGCCATCACGGCAGCGTTTGAGGCGTGGATTCCGATCCGCGTCCTCTACCCGAATACCACGGGCATCTCGGCGGGAGCAGAGGTCTACACCTACAGGAGCACGGACGGCGGGGCCACCTACGAGACAGTCAAGAACTTTGCCTCGTTCTTCCCGAAGCCGACCGCTGCGAGCCAAATCGACAAACGTGATATCCAGTTGTTTACCGGGCAGTACCTCGTCGCCGTCCAGGTCGGTGGCAATGGCGCGGCGGCGTGGGGAACGTGGTCGGTTGAGTTCGGAACCGCCTGGGTAATCACGGCGTATAGCTAATGCCAACAGCAGTTTCTATAAATCGACCGTGGGGGCAGAGAAAACCGCCGCCCGGTACATTTGCCAACCCCAAGGCTGCTGCGGACCTCGGGCTCGTGGCTGCGTTGTTATTTAACGAGAATGGTAGTCTGTCGGCCAATGATATAACGGGGCGCAGCAATGGGACTCTTAATGCCGGCGTGTCTTGGGCGGCGGGTCAGTTCGGTCCATCTCTGAAGTTTGACGGAACAACCGGATTTGTTGACGCCGGCAATGATGCGTCAGCGCGCATGACTCTCACTCTCTCCCTGAGCGCCTGGATATTTATTTCGGGCGCTCTAATTACGGATGAGCCCATCATTGCCCACGGCGGTAGCGCGGGAAACGGCTACAATATGTACGTACCCAACTCCTCTGGGTACTATTTGGAATTTGCCGACACGAATATAGCGAATGGAGGGCAGAGCACCGCTACCACTCCACTGACGGCGGGCGTGTGGAACCACGTGGCCGTGACGTTGGACGGGCAGAATCTACGGTACTATATAAACGGCCGACTTAGGAGCAGTGTCGCCTGGACCCGCATCTACTCATACGGCACCAGGGATCTGCGCATTGGTTCGAGTGAGGACGACGCAGGTGTATTATTCAGCGGCCTCATCGACCTACCAATGGTCTTCAACCGCGCCCTGACTGCCGAGCAGGTCGCCCAATTGTGTGCCGACCCGTTTTGGTGGGTGCAGCCTCGGCGGGTATGGGCGAGTGTTCCGGCGGTACCTACAAATCTGGCGACCCCCTACCAGATTAGGAAGCCGTGGGGAAGAACAAAGCCACCATTTTGGACGCAGCCCAACGTAACGGCAGTGAGCGATCTAGGTTTGCTATTCTTGTGTTTGTTCAATGAAAATGCCAATCGACTCGTTGACATAATGCAAGACTACTTGGCATTTCCTAATGCCAATGTGTCATCATTAAGCTGGGGACAACCATCGCAGAGTGTTGACAATGCGCCGATAGATGGTGCGGCCCTGCTCTTTCCTGGTGTCACCGATTCTGTCTCATGGACAAGTGCTCCAAAAAAGGCATATCAGCCCACTACTAGTGGGTCGATAGCGGTTTGGATATTCCCATTACAAACCGCCGGAAACCAGAATGTATTTGGCTATGGAGGATTCAATGCCGGGACTAATGGTGTGACGATTAACATCAACTCGGGAATACAGACGATGTTTGCTGCCGCAGCGACGAATCAACTTACCACTTTAATACTAATAAATGCTAACCAATGGTACCATTATGCCGTGACGTGGAATGGGGCGACCATCAATGAATATATCAACGGAGTTATTGTCCAAACGACGACGCAGACGATAGCAGTTACCTCGGGAGTAAATAACGTGGCCGTTGCGGGTGATCCAGGTAATACCTTCAATAATTTGTACAAGGGATTCGTCTCAATGGCGATGATCTCAAGGAATGTGTGGCCGGCTCCGGTCGTGGAGAGACTATATCGCGATCCGTTCTACTTCATGCAGCCTCGGGTTGCCTGGTCGATGGAGCAACCGGCATCGGTCGTCGTTCCCTACGATCCATCCCTGTTCCCGTTCCCGCCCGACTACTCGCTGCCGTACTCGAAGAAGTATTCAGTGGCCTACTAACCTAAGGAGGTGCATCGTGTCTCAGTCCAATACTCAGGTGGCCCAGCGCTTCGGCGCCGGGAAGAACGGCAACACAGTGGCGAGGGGAGGAGCGCGCGAGAGGGCAGTCTCGACGGTCTGCTCGTCGCTCATCCAGGCAGGGAAGGACTGCGAGGCCCTCTTCCCCGATGGGACCGACAAGAACAACATCATGACTGCCCTCGACTCGCTGGCGGCCTATATCCACACCGCGGGCGGTAAGATTACTGACTGATGGCATCCCAGCACCAATACCAGTCGCTGGCAGAACCAAGCCCGGAGGTCGGGACCGGGCAGACTGTCAACGTCGATATGTGGTATCAGATCCCGGTCCCACCGCCGAGGCAGAGCCGGCACGTTCCGGACGCCCTAGGCGACTCGGAGATTGTCGGCCAGGGTATCTTCGTCGCGGAGACGATCTACCTCGACAAGTGGGAGGGATACCAGGAGCCGAGGCCGCGTCCGCCGAAGTCCATTCCGTACCAACTCGGGGACTCCGCTATCACTGGACAGGGAGTCTTCGTCGGCGAGGTAGTCTACGCCGACAAGTGGTGGCAGGAACCGGCCGACCTCTGCCGGCAGCTGAGGCACCTGCCATATCAGCTTGGCGACTTCGCGTATGGCGAGGGAGTCTTCACGACGGAGGTCGCACAGCTCGACAAGTGGCTCGGATACCAGGAATCTCCTCTGAGGGCAGTCCGGCACGTCCCGACCCAGCTGGGAGACTTCGCTGGCCTTGCTATCCAGCAGGAGGTCGTGACCCTCGACAAGTGGTACCAGTCGCCGCCGGCCTCTCCGAGGCAGCTGCCGAGACTGGCTGACCGAGACTCCCACTTCGGGACGTTCTGGGCGATAGAGGAACCGGCGGTCGGGTTCCCGCACTCGCAGCAGAGTGAACCTCCTCGTTCCCTGAGGCATGTCCCATATCAGTTGGGAGACTTCGCCTTCGGAGAGGGGGTCTTCACCGCCGAGACGATCTACCTCGACAAGTGGCTCGGCTATCAGGAGCCACAGCCAAGGCCCCTCCGCCACATTCCGTACCAGCTTAACACCTCAGAGCTGGCGGGAGTGGGCGTTATAGTCGGTGAGACCATCACCCTGGACAAGTGGTATGTCTCTCCCCCAGGAGCCCCAAGGCAGGCTTCGCGCCTGGTGGATAGGGACGGCTACTATGCGACCTTCTGGGCGGTCGAGCCTCCGGCAGATGGATTCCCTCACCTCCAGACGAGCGAGCCGCCGAGGGCACTGAAGCACATACCCTTCCAGCTTGGCGACTTCGCGTATGGCGAGGGAGTCTTTGCAGTCGAGACGGCGCAGGTCGATAAGTGGTATGTAGCGCCCCCAGGTCCTCCGAGGCCGCCGGCCAGGACGACAGACCGCGAGGCATTCAGCGGGACCTTCTGGGCGGTTCTGGCGACCACCTTCAACCCCGCGACCGGAGCGAGCTATCCTCCTACAGAAATTCCAACGAGGCCTCTCCGGCACATCCCCTACCAACTTGGCGAGTTCGCCTACGGAGAGGGAGTGTTCGTGGTCGAGACGACGTCTCTCGACAAGTGGTATGTGGCCCCGCCACCAGCGCCCAGGCAGGTGGCGAGGACGACCGATAGGGACGGGTTCTGCGGCACCTTCTGGGCAGTCTTAGCTGGAATCTTCAACCCAGGCACCGGGGCGTCCTATCCGCCAACCGAGATCCCGACGAGACCGCTGAAGCACATCCCATATCAGCTGGGAGACTTCATGCTCGGCGGCGTCGGCAAGATCGTGGCCGAGACGATCTACCCGGACAAGTGGTACACCGAGGACCTTGCCCCGAGGAGGGCGACCCCGAGGAGGACTCCGGACGAGCAGGCGGCCTCGCCACTGCTCGACGCGTTCGTCTTTGCCGCGTGGCCGTCGATGGAGTTCCCGACGAGGCAGGTGAGGAGTCTGAGAATCGACTCACTCCAGGAGCCGGTGGCGGCATTCGCTCCTCCCTACGGGTTCCCGTGGCTGCCGCAGTCGACTCCTGTGACTCCAGTGAGGAGGCTGCAGACCGACTCCAGCCAGGTCGTCCAGGCGACTGGGCCGAGCTACGCGCTCGTGCCATTCGACAACCAGGTCCCGAGGAGGCAGACGCCGAGGCAGACATCCTATGCCGACTTCTCGATGCTGGCCGCCTTCGAGCCTCCGTTTGCCGAGATGCCACAGCCGCAGCAGGAAGTCCCGGTGACAGGCAGGCGGAGGCTGCAGGTCGACGCCGGAGGCGGGGCATTCGTCGTCAAGTTCAACCCGAATACCGGGTTCCCGTGGCCCACTCCAGACCTCCCGACGAGGAACATCGCTAGGAGACAGCCGGAGAGGACGGACCCAGGGTTCACCGAGGCAGTCTTCAGGGAGGTCGTTACTCTTGACAAGTGGCTCGGCTACCAAGAGCCCCCTCCCCGCCAGTTGCAGAGGGCGATGCTCCTCGACATAGAATTCTTCGTCCTGAGCGCTCCGACCCTTGGAGGGGGAGTTAGCATCATCGAGGCACCGCTTAGTAGCACTATCAGGGAGACCACACTCGTCAGTATGATCGGGGAGAGGCCGCTGAACACCATCGTCGACGGAGATATCTTCTAGTGAAGACTCTCGTGTTGAGGCCACCGGGAGTGCAGGCAGTCGCGGAGTCGCGGGTGCTGACGTTCGACTTCTCTCGCGAGCCGGAATTCCTGGCGATCCCGCCGGACTCCATTGGGTCGGTGGTAGCAGTGGACGTCGTGCTTGATGTCGCGAGCCAGGCAGTCGACCCGGACCTACCACCAACGGCTGGCACTCCGGTGGTGCTCCCTAGCGGCAGCCAGGTATCAGTGGAATTCACGGCAGGGTCGGCGGATGGGAACTCATACTACGTGACTTGCCAGGTGCAGTTGACGAATAACCCAGCGTCGAGGCCGCAGAGGAAGTGCATCCTCTTCATCAGCTCAACCGCCGACAGGTGAGATAATGGCAAATAGGACGAATCCTGGGATGGTGCAGGCTATCCTCGGACCCAACTACGATAAGAGGAAGAGGCCGAAGCTCGACGGCTTCATCGCGGCGGCCAACGAGGTGACCAATTTCTGCAAGCTGCTCTCGCAGAAGAAGGGGCGCGTCGTCAGGATGGGAGGACTGCAGGAGTCGACCCTCCTCCAGATCGAGACCTTCATGGCGGCCCACTTCTACCAGCTGTCGGACCCGGACTATACGAGCCGGTCGACCGAGGGGGCGTCGGGGTCATTCAAGCGGGGCACCACCGACCAGGGGTTCGCCTTAACGGACTACGGGCGCAACGCAATGGACATCGACTGGAGCGGGTGCCTCAAGAACGTCAACAAGCAGCAGTTCGCCGGTGGCCTCCACATGGGCAACTGGGAGAGGTGGTGGAATGGACCGTGCGTGGGAACTGCAAACTGAGATCAAGATCGTGCTCGTCCTCAGGCTCGCCGGGACCCGGCCCGGGCCGCCCCGTGGTCCCCTGGGTCGTCTCTGGTCGGGGCCGGGTTCGGCGAGCCTGAGGGAAACTGAGAGGGAACCGGGCCGCCCCAGGAGAATTCTGAAATGGACAAGCTGCCTCAGGGATTCATCGCCGAGATGGCCGCCGAGGAGGCCAGGAGTGAGGAGTGCTCTGGAGACTCGGTGGACACGACGACGATGCACAACAGGACCGTGAGGACGAGAGAGCATTGCACCGGGGCCATCAAGGACGTGCTCCTCACTCTCAGGAATGGAGACGGGGCGACGGCCGCTGCGTGCAGACTCATCGACTTCATTCGGAGACTGGAGCCGGCCTACAGGAGCAGATATCCGGCCACGGCCCTCGTCGATGCCATCGAGAGCACCATGCCGGATGGCTGGACCGCCTGGAGGTGGCCGGAGTTCAAGGACCTCTGCGCCCGCCTCGGCATCGCGTGGGACCGAAAGTGCAAGTCCCTCTCCATCACCTTCACCGAGGATAAGATCGCCATCGAGCAGGTCTACCTTCCCGGAGAGCCTCCCGAGGGGGAGGCCGAGAAGTGGATCGAGTACAAGAGGAGAGTCATGAAAGAGGTCGCCAGGCGGGAGGCCGAAGGTGGAGAGTGAGGTCGAGAGACAGCTGAGGAGAGAGGTCACTCGGCTTAGGACGGAAATCGGCGGACTCAGGACAGAGCTTGCCGAGTCGAAGAGGGTTAGGGAGGAGATCTACGAGAGATGGGTCTCCCTAGAGAGGAGGGCCGCCGAGCTGCGTACAGAGGTTTCTAAGTTGCTCGCGGACTGGCGGAAGTTTGCCTGCCCGAAGCAGCTGGGAGATCCGCGAGAGTGATCCGCGTGGTTACGGGGGACTCTCCTAATGGAAGAGCATCAGGGTAACTTATGGACCGCCATCGGGATACTGTTCGTGAGCGTCTTCGGTGGCAGCGGTCTGGTCGTCGCACTCGTCCGGTTCCTGATGCGCCGACGAGACAGCGACGTGATAAAGCAATATCAGAGCTTACTCAGACGGGCCGCTCGCAAGGAGGAACATCTTCAGGAGGCTCTTGATAAACTCCGTATCAAGTATGAGGCGTTAATCGAGGAAAACCTTCGCCTGCGGGCTGGGTACAACGATGCCAAAGATGAGAGCGCTGGTGATTGAGGATGACGAACTTGTTCGGGGGTTCTGCCGGACCGTACTTCGTGGCATTGCCGACGTCCTGTGCGTCGCGACGACCGAGGAGGGTCTGGAGAACCTGAGGAAGAAGAAGTTTGACTTCGTCCTCCTTGACCTGATACTCCCCAATGGGGCCGGCATGGAAGTCGTCGATAAGTTCCAGGCAGCCTCGCCTGGCACTCCAATAGTCGCAATGAGCGCCGGGGAATATGAGCTCCGCGAGGTCTACGACGCCGGCGCTCAGGAGTTCCTCAAGAAGCCGATGACTCCCGAGCAGATGTTGTCGGCGGTCATCCGGGCGGTTGCAAGGCACAGGACCAGGAGAGACTTCAAGCCGGTGAGTGAGGCTGCCGGGGCCATCCACGAGGAGTTGCGGTCGGGACCGAGCAGCGACGCCGATCTTGCTCCGGGAGAGTCAACAGACAACCTGCCGGCGGTGGATTTCTCGAAGGAGAAGAGGTAGTGCCTCCCCTGGAGAGGGCAGATCTGATCGATACGGCAGTCGTCTGGCCGGCCCTGGCGAGGGGAGGCTACGACGGCCACCGGCAGCAGCAGCAGTATGACCCCTACGGAGAGATCAGGGTCGGGCGGATGGTCCAGATAGACGTCCGCTGGGTCGGGAAGCAGACGAAGATGACCGACAAGCAGGGCAACACTGTCATGCTCGACGCGGTTATGATCCTCGACGAGGATTCCGATGACATCCCGCTGGACTCCATCGTCTACCACGGCACGACGGCGGACCTAACTGGAACGGGATCGTTCGCCTCCCCGGAGAATGAACTGTACCAGGTGAAGTACTTCTATGACACGCCTGACATCAAGTATAGGAACCGCAGACTGAAGGCCGGGCTCATGCGGTTCCGGGACAAGCTCCCGCAGCTTGTCATATCAACTGACGTCCCGGTCGACGAGTGAGAGGTGCCCGATGGCAATTGAAACCGAGGTCCTGGCGAGGGAACTGCACTGGGCAGCCGGGGACTCCCCGAAGTGGGACGCCCTGCCGGACAACCAGAGGGAGTGCCTGAGGCGTCAGGCCAATAACCTGATGCTCCGTCTCCTCATCTCGCCCAGGAGCGAGAGAGCCCCACTGACGGCCGGCGAGGCCATGCTGGATGGATACTACGGCACCCACTCCGGCAACGCGAGACCGCCGAGTCCGAGGAGCGAGTAGTGGCCGAGATCACCGGATTAAACTCGCTGATATCGAAGCTCAAGGGGAAGATCACCGCGAGCATCCAGGACCACGACATCCACTGCCTAGTCGGGTTCGAGGCGAAGTACGCGATCTTCATCCACGAGAACATGGAGATATGGCCGCCGGGGATGAGGTTGCTCGGCAAGAAGCGACCGAAGAACCGTGGGATGTATTGGGACCCCCAGCCGATGGCACAGCCGAAGTTCCTGGAGGCGCCGGCGAGGATGTTCGCCAAGGACCTGGCAATGATAGTCACTGGGGCACTCAAGCGCGGGGCGACCTTCGTCCAGGCCGTCACTCTGGCGGGGATGAGACTTCTCCACGAGGCCCAGCTGAGAGTCCCAGTTGACACCGGGAACCTCCGGGCCTCCGGGTTCGTTCGGATAGACCACGATAGGGGAGGAAAGAAGCCGTGAGCGTCATCGAGTATGTACTGCTGGGATATACCGCGGTGTTCATGCTCTCGTCCATCTATATGCACTGGGCGGAGAGGGTGAGGAGCTACGAGATCATCGCCAGGCTGAATAGTCTGGAGGATATCATCGTTGAACTCCTCGGGAGTGAGCAGAAGATTCAGGGCGAGAGGGGGAAGCGGGATATGTTCTCCGGAGGATCGAGGTCGCCCTACAGGAAAAACGTGAAGTAGTGGACGCACTCAGGAGAGCAATGGCGGCGGCCGAGGGGGCGAAGTCTGCCGCGTTCAATGCGTCCTCCTCGGCCCAGACGATGAGGCAGGAGAACCTCCTGCTCAGGCAGCAGTTGGACATGCTGACCCACAGGGTAACGATGCTTGAGTCCCAGCTTGCCCAGCTGGCAGACATCGTGATGGCAGATAGGGGAGATTAGTGATCTACATCATCGTCCAGAGAGTCGGTAGCGTCCAGTTGCATACTCTCGCAGGCAGAGAATTGCTGGACAAGTGGATGAGCGAGAACTCCGCAGTGATAGATGGGGCCGACGTCGAGGTCATCGATGGTGAGATGAGGCCGGACCGCTCGTTTAGTGGGGAGACGATCCTGCTGATGAAGTCAGATAGGTCGATAGTCGTTCGGGCGGGGGAGGCCGAGTAGATGGCAGGTCTCCTCGACCATAGTCCGGCCGACGTCCTCCGCTGGCTCCTCGTCCAGCAGGGAAGTACTCTGCTTGCTCAGGCGGGCGGGTCGGGGACACTCGTCATCGACCCGGGAGTCCTGGGGGACTGGCCGTGCTTCGTGGGCGGTGAGCCAGATTCCCCGGATAACTGTGTGACGATCTACGACACCCAGGGCAGGGACGAGGGCCGGACCAACATCGACCGCGAGAGGCAGGAGCACCCAGGCATCCAGTTTAGAATCAGGTCGACGACCCCGCTCGTCGGCTACCAGAAGGCCCAGCAGATCGCGGTCGCCGTTGACCAGATAGTGTTCTTGCTCTCGGCAGTCCCGGCCTACCAGGGGCTCCCGGCGAGGACCTACAGCATCCCGGCAGTCACGAGGACAACTAACGTGATCCCTATAGGCAAGGACGTGCCAAACACAAAGCGGTCCATATTCTCGATCAATGCGGTCATGGTCCTGAGGGAGGTCGCGGCGACTCCTCCTCCGCCGACGAGTTCCAACTGGGAGGACTTGGCGGTCAACTGGGAGAACGTATCTACGAATTGGGAGAATACGTAGATGGGAACACCGCTTACAGGCCACAATGTCAAGGTCAACTACCTCGACTGCTTCCAGGCCGGGAATAATGGGGCCGGCCTCAGCAGTAGCGCATTCTTCGTAGTCTGCGACGGCGCTGGGGTGGCGAGTGGTCTGCAGCTGTCGAAGACCCGGTCGTTCGCGAGCGGCGGCATCCTCGTTGCCAATGCCGACGGGTACAGGGCATATCGTAGCGATAACGTGACCGAGGAGATACTATTATCACTCGACAGCTCGAATGTAATTCACCTGGACCCAGCAGCTGCTTCGACGCTCATCCAGTCCCACTCACTGACGTACATGACCGGTGGAGTCGTCGTCGGCAACAGCAGTAACCCGAGCAACCTGAATGTCAACTCGTTCAGCGCGTATCGCTCGGACGGAGTGACCCAGCAGCCTCTCCTGTCGCTCAACAATGCCAACAACGCCTCACTCGACGCGACCGGAGCGTCGAGCCTATTTACGGTCGGTAAGATTGCCAACACGGGGACCAGTGGGGCCATCCATGGTACGGGCATCGCGAGCCCGCTCGGACCGGCGTGGTTGGTGCATAATCGGGGAGGTTACTACGTCGAGAGCTATGACTTCTCGGCCGACCTGCCGATAATGAATCAGGACTCGAATGACAACTTCCTTTGGGGCTGCCTGAACCAGAACGACACCACCAACTCGCAGTACCACTTCGTCCGCACCACGGCGCAGTGGCAGTGGTTCATCAATCTGTACCCGGTGATGACGCTGACCTCGACGGGTGGCAGCGGCAACAGCGGCCTGCTCACCGTGCAGCCAGGAGGGACCTACGGCCCGGGATGGACTGCGGCGCTCGCGAGTAAGACGGTCTCTCAGCCAGCGGGCGTGGGCGGAGTGACGTTCGATGTCACCAGCCCGACCGCAACGACGCACACCGACGGCACCTTCGACACGCTCCTGACCTGGACGATCCCCGGAGGTACATTCCAGAACATCGGGGACAAGATGCGGATCAGGTTGCCGGGCTCGATGGCGAGCAGTGGCACCGCCCACCGCGAGGTCAAGGCGAGCTTCGGCGGGACTCAGATATACGACAGCGGCGTGGTGACGACCTCATCCAACGGGGCGTTCGCGCTGGAGCTGACCCTGATGATGACCGCGAGCGGATCTGTCAGCTATGAAGTCACTGCGATGTGCTCCGGAGCGTCGTCGGCCATGCCGATGGCGAACGGGACCGTGTCCGGCCTGACGCTCTCCAACAGCCAGACGTTCACCGTGACCGCTGCGGCGTCGAGCAGCGGAGCGGCAGCGAGCGACATCTCGGTCGTCCCCGGCGGGTTTGGGGAGTGGCTCCCGGCGGCGGTGGTGCTGAGCACCGTGATGGCGCTAAACCCACTCCTCTGGTACGAGTCTGGAGTCGGAGCATACCAGCACAAATACGGCCTTCAGGCCTCGGGCAACGGACAGTTAGTCGGCCAGTGGCAGGATCAGGGACCGAACGGCCTCCATATCAACATGCCGACCGACAGCAAGCGGCCGGACTTCCACACGGCCCAGCAGAACGGGCTGCCATCAGTCAGGACGGACGGCATCTCGCAGTGCATGCAGTTGATATTCCCGGGCATGACTAACGATATATCCGGCAACCACCAGTTCCCAGTCGCGTCGCCACTGAGCCTGTACTTCGTCGGTAAGCTGCGCAACGCGAACTCGGGCGACAACGTCTTCATCGCAGGCAACGACTTCGAGTTCACCGGCAAGTACGTCAATGGAGCCAACCAGTTCTTCTGGGGCGGGCTCAGCGTCGCGACTATGAACGTTGGTACTGTTTACACGTTCGAGATCATAAAGAACGGCGGCAGCTCGGCGATCTCGCTCAACGGCGGGACGCAGAGCACGGGAGGTGACGCGTTCGGAGGAACGACGAGCGCGATCACAATCGGAGCCAAGGGAGACCTGATCTCGAACCCGGCGAACTTCGACTTCTTCGAGGTGATCGCGTTCAACTACGTGCTCTCGGGACCGCAGAGAACAGCGGTCCTGAATTACCTCAGGACCAAGTACGCCCACTACTAATATCGCGTGCCCATAACCAAGGCCGGAGAGGAGACCAAGCAATGGCAGCCCCAGTGAAGATCAACCGAATCGCCCCGTCGGGCCTCAAGTACCTCGACGGCTTCCCGACCTACTTCGTGCTCGGGAACGTGCCCGCCCTCGACCTCTGGGAGAAGTCGGTCAAGCCACCTGGCGTGGACATCGGCGACATGATCGACATCACCGACATGTTCAACAAGAAGGTGCGGACCTACGTGTTCCGCATCCTCAAGAAGTGGCTCGGCGGCGAGCACAAGTGCGCCTTCGAGGACTCCTCGATAGCGCACATGAAGCAGCAGGTAGGAGTCAACCAGAACTGCTGCGTGATCTTCCCCAATGGCGCGGCTATCGCGTTCTGGGGAGGCATCAAGTCGTTCGTCATGGACGCCTTCGAGGAGGGCAAGCAGCCCGAGGCGACGGTAGTCTTCGAGGTCACCAACTGGGACCCAGCCAACAATGTCGAGGCCGACCCAATCGTCTTCCCGGCGTCCGGCACCGGAACCTAGCGAGGAGACTCGCCCGTGTGGAAGATCTGGACAGTCCACGAGTACTACTCCTTCAGGTGGCATGTGGTAGTCGGTCTCGGAACACCACCGCCCGAGGTCCCGCACCTGATTCCCCTAATGTCGGTGGTATTACTTCAGACGGGTCCGCTGTAGGAGGTGCCCATGAAGGTTCTTGCGTTCGACGACGTCGACCTCGCTCCTAGGGAGGTGGAGGTCACAATCCGCAGTGAGAAGTATGTCATCAGGGAGTTGTCCCTCGGCCAGGCCATCACCTACCGAAATGCCTCAGTCGCCTGCGCTAAAATGCGCGACGGGAAGGTGATCGGCATGGAGGGTATTGCCGACCTGGAGTCCCTGCTGCTCTCGCTCTGCCTGTGGAAGGTGGGGGAGAAGAATGGGGAGAGAATCCTCATGAAGGTGACTCGCGGATTCATCGAGGAGCTGCCGGGCCGCGTGGCGAGTCAGCTGCACGCCCAGGCCAAGGAGATCAGCGAGCTCAACGAGAAGATTGGAGCCGACGATCCGACGACCGACCTCATCACTCTCTGCAAGAGGGACCTCTCCGAGCAGTACCATCCGGACAAGGGAGGCAAGAACGAGGACATCATGAAGGGAGTCAACCTCGCCCTGGAGTGGCTGGATTCCCACCGCCGCCAGAAGCCAGAGGACTCCGCAAAAAACGGGCGCGCGTCTACGGCGAGTATATCGTCGTAGCGAAGAGTTTCCACAGGACCCTCGGGGAGTACCTCGGCTACAACGGTCCGACTACCTATCGCCAGCATCTCTGCATCCTAGCGTGGGAGTATGACGAGGAGAGGATAGTCCACGAGATGGATCGACCCTCGCAGGAGTGCTGGTACATAATGCGTCTGACCCAGCTGATGGCGGGCAAGGGAGCGCCGTCCAACCTCAACGCCTACAAGCTCCCCTTCAAGCTGGAGAAGACAGAGGCGGCCCTCCCGAAGAAGAAGCGGTCGGAGATGACTCCGGACGAGCTCAGGGCTGCCAAGGCCGCCGCGACCAAGGCTGCGATGGCAAGGTGGAGCTCGACGCTCGGAGTCAACATCGAGAGCCTGATGGACGCCGAGAAGAAGCGTCTTGATGAGGAGGCAGGGGAGAACAGGCCCTAGTGAACGAGCAGGAGATAGAGAGACTCGTCATCCGCCTAGTCGGCGACGGGTCCAGCTTCCAGCAAATGCTCGGACAGGCTACTGAGCAGGCTCGGACCGCGTCCGACCAGATCATGTCCTACAGCAAGAACGTCGAGGACTACGCCAGGAATGTCGGCAAATTCACGCAGGCAGCCGCCTCGGGCCTCGCCTCATTTGGGGCTCTCTATTACCTCAAGCAGGCGATGAACTCCTACGTCGGGGTGGAGAGGAGTCAGGTCCGACTCACTGCAGCCATCGAGGCGGGCGGGAGATCTGCCACCGAGGTGCTCCCGAAGTATCAGGCCCTCGCCGCCCAGCTGGCAGAGAATACCCTAATCACTCTTGGCCAGGTAATGAGCATGGCCCAGCTGGCCGAGACTATGGGAGTGACTGGGTCCCAGGCCGAGACGATGATAAAGCAGTCGGTTGCCCTCGGGGCCGCCGGCGTAGTCTCGGCAGAGCATGCCCTGCGCGCCCTCATCGTCTACTCCCAGACTGGCAATGCCCACCTGCTCAGGCACATCCAGGTCCTCAGGGGCATCCACGAGGAGTCGCAGCTGGTGGCGAAGGCCAACCAGCTCATTGCGTCCGGCATGAAGATCGCCGAGGCAGAGGCCAATACCCTCGGCGGGCAGTTCGACCAGCTGGGGAAGGAGTACAAGCAGATCGTTCTCCAGTTCGGATCGACCGTCGGGGAGGTCATCAAGCCAGTTGTCACCGGAGTCAGGGAGGTCGCCAGCTGGTTCATCGGGCTCAACCAGGAGGTAAAGACCACGGTAGTCATCGTCGGAGGCCTCGTTGCCCTGTTTGCTGCCCTTCCGGGGATAATCGGGACTGCTGGAGCAATCTTCAACACCATGTTCGGCGGGGCTGGCCTCCTGCTCGGGGCGGTGATAACTCCGATAGCCCTGGGCCTGGCCGCTTGGGTCAACAAGCTGGGTGGAGTCTCGGCGGCGTGGGAGAGAGTCAAGGATGTGGCCGCGACGGCGTGGGAGTGGGTAAAGAAAAACATCGACCTCATCAACGGGGCGCTGTGGCTCATCTTCCCTCCCCTCGGTTTTCTGATGACCATGATCCGCCTGGTGGCTGAGAACTGGGACGACATAAAGAAGGCCGTCTCTGACGCGTGGGACTGGGCGGTCTCGAAGACGATGGACTTCATCGACTGGATCAAGCCGGTCTTCAGGGCAGCAATTGGAGTCGTATCGGCCGCGTGGGACCTCCTCAAGGAAACCGGAGCGGCAGTGTGGGACTTCATCAAGACCGCTGCCCTCACGACCTGGTACGCAATCATCGGGGCAACCGGGCGCGTGTGGGACTACATCAAGGACGTCTGGGATAGCATGACCGGCGGGACCAGGTTGACATGGAACGACATGAGGCTGATCGCCATCACCGCCCTGATCGCTATCGAGTTCGCCTTCCGGAACGTCAGCTCGGTGGCCCAGTGGGCGTGGGCTGCCATCAGGCTCGCCGCGGTGGAGGCCTATGAGGACATCAAGTACTTCTGGAGCACCACCTTCCCGATCCTCGTCTACCAGTCGATGACTGGAGTTGTCAATAGGATAGCCGCGACATGGGCGCAGCTGGGAGCGATCATAAGGGGAGAGGTTGACCTCAGGAGTATATGGACTGGAATCAACTTCGCCCTGCCGTCGAGGGCCAGGACAGAGTTGGAAGTCTCCCTGATGAAGGAGTTCGCCGCTCTGAACGAGACCCTGCGCGGCAGCTGGGAGGAGTTCTACCAGAGGAGGCTCAAGGAGATCTTCGGCCCGGAGGTCCCGAAGCAGATGGCGGCTGCCGGCAAGCGGGCCGGGCAGGCCCTCGGGGCCAACCTCACCGGGGCGACCAAGGACGAGCTGAAGAAGTTGGACGCGGTCCTATACGGCTCGGCCGAGGCGATCCACCGGATAGCAGAGTTCCTAGAGGTCGGGCGCTTCGGCAAGGCGGGGGCCGGGCAGATCGCCGGCGCGACCGCTGGACTGGGCGCGACTCCAACTCCTCCGACTCCACCTGCGGCCCCGCCGGCCCCGCCCGTGCCTCCAGCCCCGCCCCCGCTTCCGGAGCCGTCCGGCGAGACCGCGAGGGAGATAGTCGGCATAGTCCGGGATGGCCTCCTGGCCGTCTGGGATATCCTAGCCGAGCCGCCCCCGGCTCCAGAGACTACCCCGGCTCCGTCGCGGCCTCCTAAGCCGGAGCCGGAGGTGCCCACTCTCGTACCAGGCGGAGTCGCGGTCCCCGGAGTTGGAACTGTGGCGATCGGCGGGGACTTGGTGACCCTGACCTCGGCTACGGAGGGCCTGGGCGACATGCTCTCTATAGTGAACTCCACCGAGGATGAGATCGCCGGAGTGCTGGCGTCATTCACCCCGGTCCTATGGTCTATAAGCGAGAGCACGGCGGCGACGGCCGCGGAGACCGAGGCGATGTCCGAGGCCGAGCCGGCACCGGCTGCTGCCCCAGAGGTCACAATCGAGAGCGACACCAGCGACCTCAGGGAGTGCGTCGACCGGACCAACGATCTGCTTGAGGCGATCCTTGAGGCAGTCTCCCGGACCCGGAGTGCGCCCGACGTCGAGGACCTCAACCTATGACGACTCGGCTCAAGTCGGGAGCAGTCCGCCCAGTTGACTGGAAGCTCAAGCAGGACGAGGCAGGACACCGAACCTATACCGTCCAGTTCTACGTCACCTCGGACGACAAGAATGACGGTCCATTCGTTGTCCTCAATACTCCAGGTCTGCCTCAGCCGGGGCAGTGGTGGATCATCGGCAATGACGCTGACGAGTGGGCGACCTGCCTGCCCGAGATGTCTATCACTCCGGTCGTCACGAAGGAGCCGACCCCAGTGTGGATGGTCGAGCAGACCTTCTCGACCAAGCCGCTGCCCCACAACGCCCAGAGGTGCAATGAGCAGCCAGTTGGCGACCCTCTCCTGGAGCCGGCCAAGATATCAGGAGGGTCGACCAAGTACACTGAGGAGGCGGCCTTCGACCGCTTTTCCAGGCCGATAGTCAACTCCGCCTTTGAGCAGCTGCGCGGGCATCAGGTCGAGTTCGACGCCAACAGGTTTACAGTCAAGTTTGAGGCGAACGTCCCGAGTCTCGACCTCGCCTTTATCGACTCCTTCATCAACTGCGTCAACGATGCCCCGATGTGGGGATACCCGCGGCGGTGCGTCAAGTTCCAGTCGAGGCACTGGGACCGGCAGTTCTACGGCGAGTGCGAGGCCTACTTCAAGCTGAGCCTGGAGTTCGAGGTCTGGGTCAGGAGCGACGGCACGAGCGGCTTCGACCGCGACCTCCTCGACGAGGGGACCAAGGCCCTCCACGGCCAGAATATCAAGGGCAACTGGGTCCTCACCCCGCTCGACGACCTGGGCACGATGCCGGACTACCGGAACCCGGCCCACTACGTCCGCTACAAGGACCAGAGGGGGGAGAACGCCAAGTGCATCCTCGACGGGTTCGGCAAGCCGATCCACGGGGCCTCGGGGACCATCAAGCTGATCTACCGGATGTCAATCAGCAACTCGCACACTCCCGGCGATATCAACAACCCGACCAAGTGGGTGACCCTCAACGAGCCTCCTCCTCCTGGCCTCTTCCCGGACGACTGGTGGGAGTGGGAAGTTGGGATCATCTATAATCCCGGCGACCTCATCACCTACGAGAATCCGGTGAGCGGTGCCGATACCTTCTGGGTCTGCATCGTGAGTAACGCCGACTCTACCCTCCTCAGGCCGCCGGACAACCCGACCTGCTTCGTCCAGCTGACCTCGATCGTCAATAGGGGGACGTACAATCCCGGCGCCAGCTACGCGGTGGGCGACTATGTGGTCGGGGACCAGCCAGGCACGGGTACCGGAGTGGCGACGCAGCCGGGTAAGATCCATGTCGAGAAGTACGACGAGCGGAACCTGTTCCTCCTCGGCCTGCCTGGGGACATCTTCTCGATAACGTAGAGAGAGTGAGCCATGAGCAATGAGATAACAGTCAGGGCCGGCGTCTCAGTTAAGAGTAACGTCAACTACAGGCCCGCCATCACCGGCTTTAGCGTCAACCAGAACGTAGTCTCCGGTATTGGCGAGGTGCCGGGCGGAGTCATCGCGACGACTGCCGGAGTCGACATAACCTTCACCGGCCTCATCCTGCCGGGCTGGTGCGAGATCGAGAACCAGGACCTCGTTAACCGCAACGTCCTCGTCTGGGGAATCAAGGACCAGACGACCGGGGCATTCTATCCAATTGGGGACCTCTGGGTCGGTGAGAAGTGCGTGTTCAGGATCTCGCAGTTCATCAACCAGGAGATCACCGGCACCGGCACCCACGCTGGAGCTGACGCGGTGAGGATTCACCTCAAGGCTCTCAAGGCCGCCATTCCGGCTGCAGTGAGGGCATTCGAGACGTGACAGAGGAAGCGGTGCCCCAAGTGCCGGAAGAACCACAGAACCAGCCAGAGGCCTCAGGCCCGGACCCAGAGACTAAGCTGGGACCCCTGCCCGAAATGCGCCTCGCCCCAGCGGACCGCGGGAGGATCACCGTGGTGGAGTCTATCTATCACCACTTCGGGACGAATCCCAGCACCACCATCGATTCGAGGTTCAACCGGAAGGTCGAGAGTGACGAGCAGCCATACCAGCGGATCATGAAGATCGGCGGGGAGTGGACGGACCTCGACTGCGGCTGGCTGGAGAGTGCCTCACACGTGACTCTCTCCAATCAGGGAGAATCTGTGGTCGAGGTCTCGACCTGCCCCTGGCCCCCGCAGGGAGACTGGATCATCCCACCAGGCGAGTCGATGCGCGGGACTCCGAGGAACGTAAAGTCGATGAAGATGCGGAGTCGGAGCGGTGAAGTGGTCAAGGTCAGGGTGGTGGTCTTCCCAGTATGAGGGGAAAGCTGACTCAAGACGACGCGGCCACCCTCAGGGAGATGGCAGAGCTATACAGGCAGGGCCGCCTCAACGTCCCCAACTTGGAGTCGGAGACCGAGCTGGTCTCCGTCTCGACCGATGTGTACGTCGCCAGAACTCCGGCCACCGGCATCCCCAAGCTGCAACTTGGACCTGGATCAGCGAAGCCGGAGACTGGGACTGGAAGTGGCTACGGGGACATGCCAGGATCAGCTCAATGCATTATTTACCGTCTGACAGACGCTAGGCCACAGAAGCTACAGCGAGTGTTCTATGATGTACCAGTCTACAACCTGTCAAGGATAGCAGTTGCTGGGAGTAGCTGGGCGCTCGTCGCGAGAGATAAGTTCGGGACATGGTGGATCGTATCTCCGCTACCCAATTTCACTCCGCCCCCTCCGTACTGCCCCGATGGAGCCGTCTCGAACTACATTAAGTGGAGGACGAAATGCGTCGATAAGAGGCTCCTCACGTGGTATCAGTATATCAGCCTGTGCCCAACTCCATTCATCGAGCCGGAGACATTCTACGGAGTTGATGGATGCTGCAACTGCGGTACGGGTACAAATCCACCTGGCACCGGTTCCTTATTCTGCAAGAACGGGTACTACTGCCTCTACTCAGTGGGCGGCGATTTCTACTCCTGTCTCTGCAATTTGTACCCAAACTGCGGTCCAGGAGGCATCGGGTTCTGCGCCTACTCGAACGTTGGAGGAGTCCTCGTCCCGCATCTCACGCCGGCTCCAGGGGACGTGTTCCTCGCATTCCCATCGTCCACGACCGACTTTCAGCTCGTCAGCGGACCGTTTAAGAATCAGACTTGTGGCGGCGGGTGCCACGGCAGTCGGACTTTCGACACGGCCTGCTGCGCTACTACGCCGGAGGTCATCCCAGTCACGTTCTCTGGAGCAGCAGCGAGCCTTGGCACTGTCAACTTGGTATATAGCAGTATAAATCAATGGTGGAGTGCTTTCGTGGCCGGGACGTGCGGCGAACAGAACGTGGTCTTATCGTGCAACGCGAGTACAGGTAGGTGGTCCCTCACTATCTACGCGTTTGGGTTTTTGGGACAAGCAACATTCAATGGAACATGTTCTCCGACTAGCGTTAGCGGTACGTACTTGGCCGGACCGTGCATAGGACAATCTTGGGGAGCCTTGATAGCTCTATGACACCCGTCAAAATTAGCGATGGTGATGCCGCAGTCTTGCGGGAGATCGCTCAGCTATACAGACAGAGTCGACGTAATACCCCGAACCTCGAATCTGATACAGAACTGGTCTCCGTATCGACTGACGTCTATGTCGCCAGAACCGGGGCTGCTGGAATACCGAGGCTAAAACTCGGTCCAGGATCGGCGAAGCCGGAGACGGGAACGGGCTCGGGCTACGGAGACATGCCTGGCTCTGCTACCTGCGACATCTACCGCCTCTCGGATGTTGTCCCGCAGAGGCTGCAGAGGGTGTTCTACAATGTCTCAGTCTACAATCTGTCCCGAACAGCAGTTGCTGCAGTCAGCTGGGTGCTTGTGGCCAGGGATAAGTTCGGGACATGGTACGTATTGGAAACTCCGCCTACGACATGTCCGCCACCGTACTGCCCCCCGAACATTACGTCGGGCTTCCAGAGTTGGTACACGAAGTGCATTGACGGGAGACTCCAGAACTGGTTCCAGTGGATTACCGTCTGCCCGACTGCATCGGTCGGCGATTCAGTCCTTGACTCGATAACCGGGTGCTGCGATTGTGGGACTGGGACTGGGACCTTCTCGGACAAGTTCTGCTGTCCAAACGGGCAGTTCCCGTGGATATGCGTGCGGTTCTCAGTCACTACCTGTAATGACATCGTTTACAGCGTTTCCGGGACTCTGTACGGGATGGATGGCGCTTTCGGCTTCAGGTGCGGGTGGCAAGGGTATGCGTTCTCGAATAATTTCGCGAGCGATGGTGTTGCTGTGCAGGTGCAGGTGTGGGTGGGAGCAGATGGTCAAGTAGCCGCCCAGAACTTAACTAACGCCAGCTGCGGCGGTAACTGCGGGCACTGGGTGGCTAAGGGGCCTTGGCTCTGCAAGACTGCCATCACGATTCCAGTCACTCTGCAGCCGGGTGATGTTAGCAACTTCGGACCATTCGATCCGTGTGGCGATTACGCGACCTGCGGCGGAACTTACATGTTCTGCGGAGTAAAACACCTAGGAGCGATGACGATCATCCCTGGACAGTGCTTCGGGACGGGAACAGGTACTGGCACTGGAGGCAGCGGGACGGGCACTGGGGGCGGCTGCAGCCCGCCGTTCGCGGGCTGCTCGGCGACTCCGCCGGCACACATCACCTTCGGCACCGGGCCGATGTCTGCGGCGGGCACGATCGCGCTGGTGCCGAAGTGCCCCGGGTTCGGCGGGTACAACTCCTACGAGGGCATCCTGCCGTCCCTGTGCGCGGTCGACTACGTCGAGGTATCGTGCCTCAACAACGGGAGTTACAACGTTAACTTCTACGGAACGACGGCGGGGTACAACGGGACGGGCAACGGCCCGTTCAACTCTCCCATTAGCATAACTTTCTTCGGGAGCACGACGTGCCTCGGGCAATCACAGAGCGTGGTGATAACATGAGACTGCACCCAGACTACTCGACCGCGGGACTGTGCGACGGCTCTGAGTACCGGAGCGACTGCCACTTCTGCGAGCTGGCTCGCAATGGCTACCAGTTCATGGGTCGCCCCGTGCTCGTCCCGCGCGCGATGGGGAACGCCCACATCGCGAGGACGAGCCAGCGGCCGGTGTGCATCCACCTCGGAACTGAGGTGGCCACGGCTAGGTGTATTGAGGGGTGCGGCAGAGGCATCAAGCTCAAGGTATTCAACTGCCGGCTCCATCAGACCTGCACGATGGAGAAGTGGGGAGAGGGAGTCCACGCATGCTGCAGCGGGTGCCCAGATAAGAGCACTGAGGAGTCGACCGCACCGAGAACGTGGGAGTGCGGCCTAACGACGGTTCCGGAGAGGAGAGAGAATCTGCTGCCGAGGACTCTGGCGTCGATTAGAGCGGCGGGGTTCCCAGGACCGAGGATCTTCGTCGATGGGGCATCGTCGGGCTACGAGGGTCTCGGCCTCCCAGTGACCTACAGGGAGGACCGCGTGCTGACGGCAGGCAACTGGCACCTGGCCGTGATGGAGTTGTATCACAGGAATCCGCACGCTGACTTCTATGCCATGTTCCAGGATGACCTAGTCCTCTCCCGCGGAGTCAGGGAGTATATCGAGAGGAGTAGGGTCCCGAGTAACAGTTACTTCAACCTCTTCAACGGGCACGACAACGGTCTGCCTCCTGGTGGGCGAGAGGGCTGGTACCCGAGCAATCAGTGCGGTAGGGGGGCGGTCGCCCTGGCCTTCTCCAGGCACTCCTTCGAGGTGCTCCTCTCGTCGAGTCACCTGGTGAAGCGGATACCGGACCCGGTTCGCGGGACCAGCTCAATCGACGGGGGAATACTGGAGGCAATGAGGATCGCCGGGCACGCCGAGCTGATCCACTGGCCGAGCCTGGCCGATCACACGGGGACTGTGAGCACGATGGGAAACCAGACCTACCAACACCACCATCCATCGTTCCCCGGTGAGGATTTCGACGTGCTAGAGTTGCTGAAGGAGGTGGCGAGGTGAGGTCTCTTGAGTTCGGGACGACGATCGAGACCGCTCTCTCCAGGATGGGAGTGAACCACGAGCGCGTATCGAGGTGGATCGGGGCAGAGTGCGGCTGCCGCGAGAGGAGAGACCGGCTCAATAGCCTCTCGTGGTGGGCGCAGCGGGTGGTCGAGGGGAAGATTAGGGATATGGGACGCTTCCTCCAGCTGATGATGGAGAACTGACATGGACTGGGGTTACGGAGTCACTGCGGTCCCGGAGAGGAGGGGAACCCTCCTGCCGAGGACGCTTGCCTCACTGAGGACAGCCGGTTTCGACCGGCCGAGGCTATTCATCGACGGCGCTCAGGATGAGGGATCGTGGCGGCGGGAGTTCGGCCTGGAGGTCACCTGCCACTGGCCGAGAATCAGGACCGCTCCGTCGTGGGTCCTGGCGGCGTGGGAGGTCTACCTCAGGAACCCGGGAGCCGACCGTTACGCCATCTTCCAGGACGACATCGTGACGTGCAGAAATCTCAGGGAGTACCTGAGCCAATGCAAGCTACCAGCTGAGAAGTGCTACCTCAACCTCTACACCTACGATGCCGCCATGCAGCAACTGCCGCCTGACGGAGTTAGCTTTAGGGGGTGGTATCTCTCGAACCAATTGGGCAAGGGAGCCCTCGGCCTGGTGTTCGACAGGAAGGCGATGCAGGCAGTACTGACTGCGAGGCACATCGTCCAGCGCCAGGGAGACAGGTCTATCGGGAGATTCAAGGCAGAGCCAGACGGCCGCATGCCAGAGAACTGGGAGAAGGCGATAGACGGCGGGATAGTCGACGGGCTGGGAGAGCAGGGCTTCACCGAGTGGATTCACTGGCCGAGCCTACTCCAGCACACCGGGGGTGAGGCGTCAGTCGCGGGCAATCAGAGGAAGGGGCACTCGCCTTCCTTTCCCGGCGAGGGGGCCAATGCCCTTGATTTCCTCCGGGGACGGGGTTAGGATGGGCATTAGTCTGCCCTCCAGTCGAGGTAAATTCCATGACCGAGCAGGAGATGCTTGAGAAAATGATCGCTCCCGGTCAAATTCGACCGAGCAAGCCGTACAGGGGAGGTGTGATTCAAATCCATGTCACGAGGGCGTGCGACCGCGCGTGCTACTCGTGCACCCAGGGGTCGCAGCTCGGCGGCAAGCCGGAGTTCATGCCTCCAGATCTATTCGAGGAGGCAGTCCTCAGCCTCAAGAACTACTTCGGGGTCATCGGCACGTTCGGCGGCAACCCGTGCATGTCTCCACACTTCGTGGAGTACTGCGAGATCCTCAGGAGGCACATCCCGCGCGAGCAGAGGGGCCTGTGGTCGAACGACCTCCTGAAGGAAGAGAATGGCAGGGCGGCCCGCGAGACCTTCAACCCAGGGTACTCCAACCTCAACGTCCACATGTCGCGCGAGGCGGCGGACAGGTTCCGCAGGTGGTGGCCCGAGGCGGGAATAGTCGGCCTCGACAAGGACTCCAGGCACTCGCCCTGCTATGTTGCGATGAGGGACGTGCTGCGGAGGCAGTGCACGGGGTGCGGCGGTCGGGGATTCCTGAAGTTGTCGGATTTGATAAAGGCGGATAGCTCGGACGAGTCGGAGTTCGCGATCGAGGTCGTGCAGGACGATATGGGTGAGTGCCCGACCTGCAGGGGCTCTGGTACCGTCTACGACGAGGAGAGGGCCAGGCCGCTCATCGCGACCTGCGACATAAATCAATTCTGGTCGGCGTCAATAGGGATGTTTCGCGGCCAGCTGCGAGGCTACTTCTGCGAGATCGCGATGGCCCAGAGTATCCTCCACCAGCACGAGCCAGATTACCCTGACACCGGGTATCACGTCGACCGCCTCTATGACGACGGGGAGAAGAGGTGGTGGCAACTGCCGATGCACAGCTTTGCCAATCAGGTGAGGAAGCACTGCCACGACTGCGGCGTCCCGCTCAGGGGGATGGGGCAGCTGGCCGTCGGACCTGAGAGTCAGAGTGAGCAGGTGAGTGGGACCCACGTCGGGATCTACAAGACGAAGAGGAGGAGGCCTCTGGAGATGGTGACGACCGTCGAGCAGCTGGGAGTCCCGCTGGAGAGGATGACGAAGTACTTGCAGAACTCGGGTGTGAAGTGATCGAGAGCGCCCTTACCCTCATGTACGCTCTCGGTGAATCAGGCCGCCTTGCGGCAGCGGGAGGGATTCGTGTGCGACTACAGAGCCAGGGCGTGCTCTGCCCAGAACGCCTCGCTCGCCGCTCGGTCGCGGCAGGCGGGGTCGCCGGGCTCCTGCGGAGCCTGTGGCCCGCCGTAGGCCGTGAACAGCACGAGCGGGTTGCCGTCGTGCGGTCCAGCGACCACCGTCACCGTCCGCGTCTGGCGGACTGGCCGGCGGACGATTCTCGACTCCCACTCGCGGGAGCCGCGCCGCTGGCGGACGACCTCGGACTCCGGCACCGCCTCATCCCCCGCCAGGGGACCGTACAGGGAGCACGGGACCGTGCCGACTTCTGCGGGCATCTCGACCGTCGAGATGAGCAGCCCGCCGCTGTGCCCCGACCCGAGGGTCAGGAGCCACTTGATCTGGGCCTCGGTGAGCCCGTGGTCAACATGGCTGTCTGCGTGGAGGAGGATCGTAGATCTACCCTTCCTTTTTCTCAACCGAGCAGGTCGGCCGGGTGGCCCCGGCTCCCTCGACCTCTCTGCCATCTATTAACAGGCTGAACCAGAGAATGTCCGGATTCCGGACAGAATTTTTAACTCTCGACCTGACATAGACTTGAGGTGCCCAATCGAAGCCCCGTTCCCAAATGGACTACTGGCCGACACCGAGGAGTTCCTGCTGGAGCAGAAGGACGTGACTGATGGTGCCGACTCATACCCTGGCCTATACTCAAGGCCGCTGCTGTTCCCGCTCCAGAGGCGGAGGGAGCAGGAGGCGATGGTGCGAATTGTCAGGGAGCGGAGGCCGAGGGTGGTCTGCGAGATCGGGGCCGACAAGGGTGGGGGCCTGTACTGCTGGGCGAAGTGCCTGCCCTCGGTGCAGACCGTCCTGGCGTGCGAGGTCAGGGGGTGCCCGTACGGGAGACTCTTCGAGAGAGCCTTCCCGCACGTCAACTTTATCTGGCTGCCCTACCCGAGTCGGGACCGGGAGTGCCTCATGCAGGTCGAGCGGGCAGTCCAGAAGCACCAAACCATCGACATGCTGTTCCTCGACGGGGACAAGAAGTGCTTCGATAGAGACTTCGATGCCTATCTCAGGTTCATGTCGCCGGGAGGAGTGGTCTTCTTCCACGACATAACGGACGAGGACCCGGGAGAGGCATACCACAAGATCATCAACCGCGGCTACCAGCACGAGGAGATCATCGACCGGAGCGAGGCAGTCGAGTCACTCTCCAGGGAGGCTGACGGCATCCCTCCGGCCTGTCCTCACGAGGACTGGCTGAGACACTGGCGCGGGAGGTCGTGCGGAGTCGGAGTGGTATTCCTGTGATTCACCGTGTAGTCCAAATAGAGGCACACGTCACGCACGCGTGCAATCTCACGTGTCAGAGCTGTACTCACTTCAGCAACGAGGGCTTCTCTGGCCGAGAGACCGTCGAGTCGTGGCGGGCGATGATTGGACCGTGGGCGAGGAGAGTGCTCCCGAGTCACTTCTTGATCCTCGGAGGCGAGCCGACTCTCAACCCAGACCTCGCGGAGATCGTGGTGGCGACGAGAGAGATGTGGCCGGGAGACCCGCCGAAGCTGATGGTCGTGACCAACGGGTTCTTCCTCCATAAGCACGTGAGGTTAGCCGACGCGCTGAAGAGTGCCAACTGCTTCCTCGACATCTCCATCCACCACAACGCGCCCGAGTACCTTGCCGAGCTCGACAAGGCCAAGGAGTGGGCCAACACCAGCGGTCTTGGCAAGCTCCTCCGCTTCAGGCCGTCGTTCGAGGACTGGTTGGAGTACTACCGCGGAGAGAGGGAGGCAGCCAGGCCCTTCGAGGACCAGAACCCGCAGTCGTCGTGGGACCATTGCCCGTCGAGGTGGTGCATGACGATCCGCGATGGGAAGCTCTACAAGTGCCCGATGGCCGCCTGGGTCCCGATGCACGTCGCCAAGTTCGGGGACGGCGACGGGAAGTGGACCCCGTACCTCAGCTATCGGCCGCTGTCGCCGGACTGCAGCGACGACGAGATGAATGAGTTCATAAGGCGCAGGGTCGAGTCTTGCTGCTCCATGTGCCCGGCGGACCCGAAGCCACTGCTGAAGATGCTGCCGATGAGGAGTAAGAAGTAGGATATGAGAACAGTAGCAACTGTCGATACTCGCTACGAAATCCCAGACCTACTCGGCAGGCGGGACGGAATCGTCGGGGTGGAGTTGGGCACGGATCAGGGAGTCTATGCCGCCGAGTTGCTCAGGAGATATCCGAACCTCTTCCTCGTCACCGTCGATCCGTGGATACCATACCAGGAGATCCTGAACCAGGACGGGACCATGTGCGACCGGAAGTTGGCGAGGGAGAAGTTCAACGCCAACATGCTCGGGCTGGAGCACCGCTTCTCCCACATCGAGCGCCTGTCCCAGGACGCCGCGAGGTGGCTGGTCACCAGCCGGTGGTTCCCCTGGAAGCCCCCGTATGACTTCATCTTCATTGACGCGGCCCACGACTATGACTCAGTCAAGATTGATCTGCAGGCGTGGTGGCCTCTCCTGAAGGTCGGCGGGATTTTCTCTGGGCACGACCTCGACATCATGGGAGTGAGTAGGGGAGTCTTCGAATTCGCCAAGTATCACAGATGTGACGTGCAGGTCATCAACGAGCACGGAGGTCCCGACGTCGGGATGTGGCACGGCGAGGGTTTTTATCCGGGCACCGGCAGGGACCACCTCGACCAGTGGAGTCGCCCGTGCTGGTGGTGGTTTAAGGAGATGGAGGATCAATGAAGACTGCGGTAGTGACCCTGAGCATCGCGTGCGACCACAATAACTGCTGGATGGAGGCCGGCCTGCCGAGCAAGCGGAGGTATGCCAAGAACATCGGGGCCGACTTCATCAACATAACCGACCGAAAGTACCACATCAGCGTCGCGGCCGAGAAGTACCAAATCGGCGAAATGCTGGGCGAGTACGAGCGTGTGTTCTATCTTGACGCCGATCTGACGATCGATCCGAGCGCGCCGAATATCTTCGACGTCGTGCCCGTCGATCACTTCGGCTGCTACGACGAGGGGAGGCCAGCCCTCTACGCGTGGCTCAAGGAGGGGTGGCCCGACGACCCCTGCGAGTTCTACTGCAACAACGGGGTCTTCGTGTGCAGTCGGGAGCACCAGTGGCTGTTTGACTGGAGGACCCTCAACCGCCGGCTCAACACCTACGAGCAGACTCACATGAGCCGGCGCATATGGGAGGCGACGAAAGCCAATCCGCCGAGGATCAGGGTGCACTGGCTCCCGCAGAACTGGAACTTCATGCCCCACCTGTGGGTCGGGAATGTCGATAGCCCGAAGAACGGGTGGCTGCTGCAGGAGCCTCCGGACCCGTGCTACATTCACCACTACCCGTGCCACAATCCGGAGGAGAGGACGGCAGCGATGACTGCCCTCAACAGAAGGTACAGTGTGGCGTGAGAGGTATGCGATGCGCGCCCTTGGGAGATGGCGATGATCGACATCGAGACGATTCAGATTCAGGGCGACATCAGTCGGGCGGATGCGAGGACCCTCTTCGAGCTGTGCTCCGGGAAGTCTGTCGTCGAGGTCGGGGTCGGCGGGTCTACCCTACTGCTCGCCCGGTGCGCCGCCTCGCTGACTTCATTCGATGTGTCGAGCGACTGGATTGCTAAGACCCAGCGGAGGATCGACAGGCTCAGCGTCAAGACTTGCAGTCCCCTACTCGTCCACTGCCTGAACGTGCCGGATACCATAGAGCCGTGCGACGTGCTGTTCGTCGACGGGCTGGTAGAGCAGAGGGGGAGATGGGTGGCTCGCCACTTCCAGTCGGCGTGGATCACGATCTGCCACGACAGTCGCGGGACGACCGACGGGAGACCGACTTCGGGAGACATGCTCAGGGAGGCCCTGCTGTCGCAGGCAGTCGTCGCTCGGCTGCACGACATCAGCTTCCACCACAGAGACAGTAACATGCTAGTACTCCGCCGGAGACCAGAGCCGGCGGAGTATGTCAACTGGAACCTGGTTGAGAAGGAGGGGCGGCTAAACCCGCACGGTGACGATGAGTAGACTGCTGACTGTCGGACAGATCCTCAGTTCCCTGTCCCACTATCCCATCGAGGCCCCGCTGCCGGCCCCGACCTACAGCTACCGAGACGGCCCGCGCGTCATGCTTGCGGTCCCAAGTATGGAGCATCACATGAGCAACGAGGGGTGGCAGCTGGCCCTGGCCCTGAAGGCCGGCGGCTACGACCTCTGCGGGCACGGCCTGAGTACAACGAGGACCCTGGAGATCCTTAAGCAGAAGAACCCGAGCGTCGTATTCGTCCAGGACCAGCACGAGTGGGAGAGCGGACACCTGGCCAAGAGGGAGGAGTACTTCTACGACACTCCTGAGCTCGCCAGGCGGCCAGACGTCTTCAAGCTGACGGTGGTCAAGGACACTCACCGCCAGTACGAGTCGGCCAAGCAGTACTCGCGGAGCATCGGGTGCCACGCCTGGGTCGCATACTACAATCTGCCAATCGTGTTTCGGACTCTCAACTGGCTGAGGCCGCAGCACGTCGTCCGGACCTACCACACAATTGATGCCAACTCGGTGCCTCCATATCAGGCAGAAGGACGCAGGACATGTCTTCTCAGCGGAGCCCTCGGTGGGGCATACCCACTCAGATGCAGAATCCACGAGGCGAGGATGCCCGAGGTCTACTTCATGCAGCATCCCGGGTACTTCAACACCGGGACGTGCACTCCGGCATATCTGCGGGAGATGAGTCGGTACAGAGTGTCCATCTGCACCGCCAGCAAGTTTGGCTACACGCTGAGGAAGCTCATCGAGAGCACGGCGTGCGGGTGCCGAGTGATAACTGACCTCCCGGCCGATGAGCCTCTGCCGGAGATCGACGACAACCTAATCCGCGTCTCTCCGAATATGGACATGGGTGAGATGAGGAAGCTCATCTGCCATCTCTCAGACAGCTACGACCCAGTCGTCCAGGAGAAGATGGCCGAGGCCGCCAAGGCCCGCTATGACTACCGGGTCGAGGGAGCCAGACTGGCCAGTGAGATCGAGTCGCTCAGGAGGACATATGGACAGGTGTGAAGCCTGGAAGGGGGTAGTCCCAATCGGGGAGATCCTGCTGCCGGGGAGACCATACCAGGAGGCCGTCGACCTCGGCGTCGCTGACCGCTGGTGGAGGGACGTCGCGGTCAAGCTGGCCTCGACGGGAAGTCACTCCAGCGTGCCGACGACCCGCTACGATATCCTCGACCTGCTGCCTCCGGGACCGATCGTCGGCGTCGAGATCGGGGTGGACACCGGGATCAACGCCAGGGAGCTACTGCTCCAGAGACCGGACCTCTATCTCTGGACGGTCGACCCGTGGACCCACGATAGGGACTTCACTGAGGTCGGCAGGGGCACCGCCCTCCACTTCTACGAGGAGCGCGTTGGGGAGTTCGTCCGGGCCGGCAGGACCCAGCATCTGAGGCTGTCCTCAGTCGAGGCGGCCGAGCACCTGAGCGGTAGGGTGGACTATAATGGCATCCACCGCTGTATGTCGTTCGACTTCATTTACATCGACGCCGATCACTCCGAGGAGGCGGTCAGAGAGGACATAGCGATCTGGTGGCCACTGCTACTCGGTGGAGGGCTGATGGCAGGGCACGACTTCGAGGCGCCGTCGGTTCACACTCCAGTCATCCAGTTCGCCAAGGCCCATCGCCTCGACCTCGGCATAATCAACGAGCACGGAGGCCTCGATGACATGGGACTTGAGCCGGAGGGGACGGCGTGGACCAGGGCGGTGGCCTCACGGGCCAGCCGACGTCCGGGGACCGGATACGACCGCTGGGGAGGATGGGCTCACCCAAGCTGGTTCTTCTTCAAGCCGGACGGCATCGGGAATATGAACCGCGTCATCAGGGATGAGAGCTCGAACGGGTCGGGCGAGAGCAGTGTGCGCGACCTCGGACTTGAACCCAACGACCTCAACCCGCTCAACAACGATGAGAGGCTCGACCGCATCGCAGTCGCCCTGGGTGCGATCAGGGAACTCGGTGCCCGTAGGTCGGCGGCCATGCGGATCTTCGGCTCGGGAGCGACCGAGGTGCTGAAGCGCAGAGGTATCTCACTAGTCGCGGAGGACAAGAAGTGACGAAGACGATGCTGGTGGTGCCAACCTGCCGGTCGAAGTCCATCGCGGCATTCTTTGAGGCGTGGGGAGACCGCGGAGGGTGGGATGAGGTGTGCGTCATCGAGGATGCACTAGACACCTCCAGCGAGGTCAACAAGGTGCTGCCTCCGGGTTCCTATCACTACTCTCACTCTGAGATAGGAGTCGCACTTGGTGAGGACTCATGGATCATCAGCCGGCAGGACAGCTCGTGCCGGAACTTTGGCCTCCTGATCGCCCGCGAATTGGGAATGGACGTGCTGACTCTGGACGACGACTGCTTCCCGTCCGATGGCTGCAGGAACTTCGTCGATGAGCACCGGCACATGATGCGCCACTACAAGTGGGTCGATGCGATCCCAGAGCAGTCTATGAGGGGCAAGCCATACAGGAACCTCGGCCTGGTGGAGTCCGTGATTAACATCGGTCTGTGGAGCAAGAACCCCGACCTCGATGCCCCGAGGTCGCTGGTCTCTGGCATGCCGACAGACTTCTGCCCACCAGACGGCAACTGCCTGATCCCGGCCCGGCAGTACATCCCGGTCTGCGGGATGAACCTCTTCATCAGGCACGAGGCCATACCACTCTTCTACTTCGCCCCGATGGGACACGGACAACCGTACCGGAGGTTCGACGACATCTGGGGAGGAGTGGTGGCGAAGCGGGCGCTCGACGAGGTGGGTTGGCACCTGTCGGTTGGGGAGCCGCACGTCGAGCACCAGAGGGCGTCTGACCCGTTTGCCAATCTCATCAAGGAGGCTCCGGGGATAGTCGCCAACGAGCAGTTCTGGGAACTGATAGACTCCATCAAACTCCCTGCTCCTCCGCCACATGACGAGGATCGTCCGCAGTGGGTCGTGGTCGGCATCGCGGCCGAGCTGGAGAAGAGTCCGGACAAGTACCTCCAGAAGTATGGAGAGGCCCTGCGGACCTGGGTCCGCCTGTGCAGGAGGAGCAAGAGTTGAACGCCGTCCTGGTATCAGTCGACTACGCCGACCTGCTTGCAATCACTCTCCCGTACAATCGGAAGCACTTCGACCGCGTGCTCGTCGTGACGGACACAACGCACAGCGACTGGACGGTGGCCGAGGAGAACCGCTGCGACGTCTACCGCACGGACGCCTTCTACCTACACGGGGCCGTGTTCAATAAGTGGCTGGCCCTGGAGGAGGGACTGACGCAGAAGAATTTCCGTCGCAATTGGCTCTGCTTCATGGATGCCGACGTGCTCTGGCCGAGCTCGGTCTCATTCTTCGAGAGCTACAGGACGATCAACTGGCACGTGCCAGGAGGAGGCCTCAGGCACCAGATCTGCAGTCAGCTGGCCACGCCGCAGAGGCGGGTGTGGACCGAGTGGCCGGCCGGGTTCTCTGGGAAGATCCCGGACGAGTCTCACTGGCAGAACTTCCCCCTCCACCGCGAGGACGAGTTCGCCGGCTACAGTCAGATATTTCACGCGGCAGACTCCCACCTGCCGCAGCCGCCGTGGCACCAGGTCAACTGGATGCACGCGGGAGGGGCGGACTCGTTCTTTCAGGACATGTGGGGGAGCGACAGGAAGATGCGCCCGCCGTTCGAGGTGCTCCACCTCGGGCCGTGCGGTCGGAATTGGTACGGGAGGTGCTCTCACTACGCGGACGGGTCGATCCACCCGGAGGCAGAGGGGCGCCGGCAGATGGTCGGGGCAATCGGCGAGGAGAGGAAGAGGACGGGGTATTCCAGAGAGAGGATCGGTGTTGAGTTGGAGACACTACTTAGGAGCGTCGGGGCTGAGATGCGCGACAACATGCTGATGATCCCCTGCCAGGGGAAGAAGGCGGACGGGTCGCAGCACTGCATTGGACGCATTCGGGTGCCGTTCAGTCCGGCCATAGGCGGAGCGAGCCTGGCCCAGCCGCCGGGTAAGGATGGCTATTGGATAAGAGTCAGCGGCGAGAATATCGACAACCTGACCCTCTCGCCGTCGATAGACGCCGGGGACTGCGGTCACTTCAAGGTGGTGGGAGGTAAGGTGATATGAGAATTGGAATCAGGGCAGCGACGATCTGCGTCGAGTATGCTGATATGCTTGCGCTGACTCTACCTAGGAATGCCAGGCACTTCACTGAGGTGTGGGTCGGGACGACTCCAGAGGACGTGGGCACGCAGGAGGTGGTGAGGAGAGTTCCCAACGCCAGGGTCTTCCTGAGCCGGGAATTCTACGCCAGGGGTGCAGACTTCAATAAGTTCCTGGTGCTGGAGAACATGCTCGACGTGATGGGCAGGCGCGGGTGGATCTGCCACCTCGATGCCGATACCTGCTGGCCAGCCGACGCGAGTGCAAAGATCGACGGGATGGACGGGCACCCCGTGCCGGGGTTCCTCTACGGGTCTCTCCGGCGGATGCTTGAGAACCCGGGAGACCTCCACATGCTCTCGGAGAAGGGGATACCGCCGGAGGACTGGTGGCGGAACCTCCAGATCCACCGGAATATCAGGGAGTGGGCCGGCTACACTCAGCTGTTCCACGCCGAGGACACCAGCCTCGGGCCGGCCCCCTGGCACGACGTCAACTGGAGGCATGCCGGCGGCGCGGACTCGTTCTTTCAGAAGAAGTGGAGCTTCGACCGCAAGGTCCGGCTGCCCTTCGAGGTGCTCCACATAGGAGAGGCAGGAGCGAACTGGTTCGGCCGGGCCACGATGAAGGTGGATGGCACCCCTCCCCACCCGGACGCGGTGGAGAGGAGGCGCAAGAATGACGGGCTGTGGATGGAACGCCGTCGCACTGGGTTCGACAGGGAGAAGCTGAGTTAAGAGTCACTCGTCGATTGCTCCCTCCCCTTTGGTGGACTGAAGCCCCGGTTGCCGGCCTCCCAGCCAACTCGGTAGCCGAGGCTGAACATCACGGCGTCGCCGAGATTGGTGGAGTGGATTAGCTGAATTCTCCTCGGAGTTTCCTGTCTTGTACTCCGCTGAGGTCTCGTGCAGCGGGACAACCAACTTATCCGCGCGGACCATGTACGGCTTGACTAAGATCCTCTTCCTGAGGCTATTGCCTGGGCCGTGCGTCTGCATCTTCCAGTGACCTCTCACCCAGCCGAATTCTCTCTCGCGGCCGGTCGGCTCCCCGGGCTCCGAGTCTGGGTGGGACCGGTGGAGGACGACGTGCTGGTCAAACTTCACTTCCTCGACTGCCAGGGAGAGGCGCGCCTTGGCCTTCCTACCCCTCTCCGATTGCTCTCTCGCCAGGTGGCGGTCCCGCTGGGCCTCCTTCGGGAAGAGGTGCTCGCGGTAGCACCCGAAGTTGACGAGGGCCAGGCAAGCGTTGATTGCAATCCTCGTCACCCGAATGCACTGCTCTCCCTTCTCAGAGCACGAGGCGTCGTACTTCTGCAGGGAGGCCTCCATTGGCGTGCCGTTGCTCTTAATTGTGGTCACGATATCCCAGCTGTGATCTGGGGTGTGGCTCGACAGCGTGAGCATCCTGCCGTCGTCCCACAGGTGGGCTATGCAGTCCGAGAATGGCTCGTAACCCGGAGGCAACTCAATCATCACGGCCGGGAATGGCT